GAAGAGTAGGTATTAAGAATTTAGATTTACAAAAAATTGCAGATGATATTAGAGGAATAAAGATTGGTAGAAACGTTGATGAAATAAATATTACAATAGCACAGTTAGCTAGAGATAATGATTATAATTTAAACAATGTTAAAAAAGCTATAATATCAGAATATACATTACCAACAAACTTTTTTGCAACTACTAATATAAGACATAATAGATTAGGTAGTTATTTAAAACTTAAAAAATATTTTGACAAAAGACCTGATTTTGAAATTGATTTAACAACTCCTACATTAGGGTTTAAAAAAATACCAGAAAAATCTATGGACGGTAATAAGCCAGTAGGTGGTGATAGGACAGAAACAAAATATAATAAAACATTTCCTACAAGTGATGTTACTGGTACAATAAAAGCAAGACTTGTAATTCGTGAAGCATACAGAGAAGGTAAGCCATTAAGAATTGGTGAAAAAGGTAACTTAAAAAAGATAGCTACCTACGAAAGAACAAAACCATTACACTATAAAGAGTCATATGATAAGCAAGGTAGATTACTTTCTATATCTGATCAAATGTCTCCTAGTCAATTTACAGCATTAAAAAAATCTTTAGCTGAAAAAGGTTTGTATATATATGGTGGTATGAAAGACACTGGTAATATTATATTGCATAGATATGCTATATCTAAAGATCCAGGGAAAAAGAATTATATATCGCAAGATAGAATAAATTATATGTTTAGAGAGTTAGCTAAAGAAGGTTTAGTATTTAAAAATAAAGGTAGAGAAACAATAAATAATATATATTACGCACTTATAGAATCAGGATTAATTAATCCAGCAGAAGCAATTTCAGCTTCTAAGATGATAGTAGGTATGAGAGAGTATGTTAAAGACCCGTTATATGCTAATGTAATTAAATTTAATAAGTATCAAAATCTTGCACATGGTGCAGATATACCATTAGAAAATTTAGATTATGCTAGAGCTACAGCAAAAAGTGAAGGTAAATTTAATTTAGTAATGGTATCTGATAGGTTGTCTAAGTTTCTTGGAGCTGATGGTAAGCCTTCTATATCTGGTAGAGATGCTGTTGTATATGCAAGGCAAGATGTATATGATACTACACAAACTAAAAACTTTAGACCTAGTGGTAATGGATTTTTAAAACTTGTAGGATTTAAAGGGCCCGAAACAGGACCGAACCCTGTTGGTAATATTTTATTAAAGACTGGTACATTTAGAGCTACTAAAGCTATGAATGATCTAATGCGAGATAAGAATATACATTTTATAGTATCTGAATCTGCAGCTAAAACACAGTTAGGTTTAGTGAAACACGATTTAATATATGGTAGTTTAGGTGAAAGAAAATGGGAGTTTGCACAGTCTGATATAAAACCATTTAAGATGAGACCAGATGAAATGTATCTTAACATGGGTGTATTTGAAAAAGAATTATCACCAGATGTGGATAGAGCACCATTAAATAAACAAATGTTTGACAAAATAGATAGGGCATTTTTAGGTGATGATGCTCAAGCATTTACAGATGCTGTAAAAACTATGGCTGCTATTTCATTACGTGGTGATGTACAGGTAACTAAAACATTTAATGATGCATTTGAAAAGGGTATATTACCTAAAAAAGATTTTAATATAGCTGATGTATCTATAGACTCTATAGAGAGAGCTATTAATACTGATATACAAAATCCTGTAACTGTAAAAGCTATTCAAAAAATATTAGAAAGAGGTAATCAAGAATATAGAGAAGTTATATATGAAGCTTCTGATACTTTTTCTAGAGACTTAATGGATATACAGTTATATGAAGTACCAGATATACTTGCTAAACTAGATTATAATCCAGGAATATTAATGCAACCACCTGTCTTAGCATTTGTTAATAGAGCATTATTACATTATAGAACTGCAAGGACTATAAAACCTGAATTAAAATATTCTAAAAATGTAAAGCTAGCACCTAGAGATGAAGAAATAGATTTTGAATTTGGTAATAGACTAAATGATGAAACATTTTTATTGGGTAGAAATATGAAAAAATCATTTAAAGTTAAATTACCTGAGACTTTAGGTGGTGAACAAACCTTAGAACAAGCATTTAATAAGTATGAAAATAGAAAAAATTATTCTAAATCAGAACAAATAGCATTAGAAGAGGCTATGGAGTTTACTATTATACGTTCTCCTAATTCTAGTAATGGTGGTGTAAGAGTTTTAACATTTGCTGGCTTTGTTGATAGACAAGGATCTGGTATTGTAACTACATCTAAGAACGATTATCATAAAGGTGGTGCTGATAAAGATGCTGATAGTGTAACCATACATCAAAATATGCCTAATGTTGTAAGAAGAGTATTTAAAAAATATAAGAATGAATTAGTAGATACAAATACTGGACAAACTATAGGCTTTGAAACTCCAAGACCTATCTTTAGAGAGTTTGTACAAGAGGCTAAGAAATCTAAAGATAAAGCAAAACAAAAGTTAGATGATATAGTAGAGTCATTTGATAGTGATGCGAGAATAGAAACATCTAAAATGGCTACACGTGGTAAACAGCAGATGGGTATTATTGTAGATACTATGACACGTTTTCAAAATATTGCTGATTTAATTAATGTATCTGGTGGTTCTATTGTTAGTACTACTAGATCATTTGATATGGGATCTAAACGTTTAACAGAAACTCCAGATCGTGTTATAATATCTATGCGTGATAAATATCCTGGGCAAAGCGGTGTAAAGACAAGACAGCAAATGATTAAAGAGTTACAGTTAGATCATTTAAATATAGTAGAAATGATGGCTACATCTGCTGATTTTAAATCTATAAAATTTTATGATGCAATATTAAATAAAGTTTTCGAAACATACTTTAAAGTTGAAACTCTTAATCCTAATTTTAAATATCCAGGAGGTATGACTGTTGAATCTATGAATAAAAATTTCTTAGGTGTAACAAATAAACATGTACAAAAACTACATTTAATAGAACAAGTACATAGAGAGTTATATAAAGTTAATGAAAACACTATAAAAAATAAAGAGTTCTATGAAAAGTTAGCACAAGATTACAGAGATGCATTTCCTGAAGGTATACCTTTTTATAATAATGTTATTAGAGGTGTTGAAGAAGCACCAAATATGTATATACAACCAATGAATTTTTATTTTGATGTAGCTGGTAAATCTAAATGGCAAAAAGGGAATATGTCTCAACATGAAGTAATGACTAAACTTATATTAAGGTATCAAGAATTAATTACTAAAGATAAAAGATATGCACCATTATTTAAACGTTTTGGATTAAGAGACTTTTGGACTTCAGGTGCTGAAGGTAAGGCAAATTTAGAAAAACTTCTTAAGAACAATGATATATATATGGTTCATCAAATGTTAATGGATTACATGCCATTATATGTTTCAATGAAAGCTTCTAAACAATTTATACAAGATATTACTAAAAGTAATAAAGATATTGGTAGTGAGACTGCAGAAAAAATAGTTATGGATATTATGGATGCTACTTATAATATTAAAACATTTAACTTTGAAGAAAGACAAATGAAGGGATTAGGAGATGTTTCTGCAGAACGTAGGGTAGAAGCACAAGATATAAATAATATAATATTATCTTTAAAAGAAAAATATAATAAAAAATATGATAAAGAAACTTATACTAGAATAGAAGAATTAATGGAGTTTTGGTTACAAACACGTGAATTACAACCTTCACGTACTGATATACAAAAACAACAACAAAAAGATTTTGAACGACAAGATACTTTCTTAAGAAAACAAGTAGAAAAGTTTGTAAGAGATGGATCAGGTGCTGGTAATATGTACGCAAGTATGGCTGAAAAATCAAAAGCTTATAAAAAATTGAAACCAACATTAGACTTTGCTTATAAATCTGTAGCTATAAGTACAGCAGGAAGAAAGAAGTTTTATACATTACAACACAAACATTTAAAAGATGTTATGGATAAAATGTCAGAACAAATACAATTACCTGAATCTGTTGTAGAAACAAGAGAAGCATTTTATAAAGATAAAAATACAGATCCACCTATAGATTTAAACAAACCATCTGAAGAAGTAACAAAACCTAAACAAAAAGCACCTGAAGAAAAACCAGATACTAGAAAAACAATAGAACAAGTAACTGAAACTCAAGCAATAGTGCAAAAAGAAATGCCACAGTTTGATTGGTTAAAGAAAAGATTTGATAAAAACGATACTCAATCTGTTCAAGAACAAGAACAACTACAGATATTTGCAGATATATTAAGAAAAAACCCTGCAGCTATAGCAAGACTTGAAGAGTTTTGGATTGGGTTCACATTTCAAAGAGAAGGTGTTGGTAAAAGATTGTCTACTTTAACTGTTGAAGATTTAACAATATTAAATAAAGCATTAGATGAAAGATTCAGTGCTAAAACTATTATAGATAAAACTACTGGTGAGTTCTTAGGTAAACCTACATGGGTAGATCAAATGTTAAATTATAAAGTTATTGCTAAAAAATTAGAAGGATTTAATCAAGAAGAATTTATGAAGGTTGCTGTACCTGTTGTAGATAAATTTAATCAGCAAAAACCTACTACCATGAACATTATTGTGCCTACAAGTACATTAGAATATGGTAGATTAACAATAGATAAAGCTGATACATTACAAAAATTAATGAATCCTAGTATTGAAAAACAACATGGTGGTAAATTTGGTTTCTTAGATAGTAATGATCCAAATCTTATTAAACATAATAAATTACTACAAGAACATGCTGTTAATATTATAGAATATTCTGGTGGTTTATATCCTACTGGTGCTAAAGTATCTGAAAAGAAACGTATTAAAAAAGCTTATGATGATTCATTAGCTACAATAAAAAAATTAGATGGTGTAAAGTTTCCATTTAAACAAGGTAAAGAAGGTAAGTCTACTATGATTTCAGCACAAGAGTTTGCTGAACAAATAGCTAACGTTGCTAAAGAAGATTATATTTCTATTAAGAAGGGATATATACAAAGTAACTATGAAGCTATAGGTAAATATATGAGATCACTTAAAGTACCTTTAGGTGGTTATAAAAGAACAACTAACATTGTAGAAAAAGACCATCCTGAATATGGTACGCAACAATTAGAAAAAATATTCTTACGTAAGAGCGGTATCATAGATGAGAAGCTTGTACACTTAGCATTTAAAAAGTTTGATTCTTTAGACAGACCAGATCGTAGTGTATTTAATGAGTTGTTTAGTATTAATGATTTAAATTTTATTATGTATCATATGCACAATAAAGATAGATTAGCATTTAGATTTAAGAATACAGACTTAGATAAACCCATTAAAAATACTGCATTAAGAAAACAAATAATGAAAGCTACAAGTAATTTTATTGGTAGTGAACAATATGCTAAAACTATTGTTGGTGATGTACAGCGTGGATATTGGCACAGAATGGGACACTTTGATATAGAAGCTAACATACCTAAAATAAAAGAGTTTCAAGAAAAAAGAATACAAGATGATATAAAATTATTAAAAGAACCAGGTGGATTAGAATCTAATACAATACCATTGGAAATAAGAATGGCATTGAAGTATGGTGAGATGACACCTACTGAAGCAATATTAGCATATAAAGAAATACAACAAGCTAAATTTGATAGACAAATAGAATTTACTGCTACTGATGGTGCTACAGCTAGTGAAAGAATGGTTATAGATATGCTTACAAGGCCGTCAAATAGAGGATTTATAGGTGAGTATACAGCTGGTATGTTTAAAGCCCGTAGTGAAGAGTTTTTACCATTCTATAGAAAAGATATGGATGTATTAAAAAGATATAAACAGAAGTTAGTAAAGGCACATTTAACTAATTTAGCTGGATTAAGAACTGAATTATTATTAAGAAGGTTTGAAAAGGTAAATAAAAAAGAAGAGTTTGCTGATAACTGGGCTAAATATATGCGTGATGCTTTTACTAATATGATGGGTATGTCTAACTATAAAGCATTAAATATACATGGTATTGAAGCTAAAGATAAAAGATTATATCAAAGATATATAAAAAATAATTTTAAGTTAGATGGTTTGAGATTGAATGTTGCTGACAGAGAAAAAGTAATTGACTTTAGTGCAGCTATAAGAGTAACAGGATATGAGAAAAAAGCTATATTGATTAGAAATAATAATGATGTATCTAAAGCTAAAGCAGAAGTTGCATCATTACAAAGATCTAGAGCTAATGAATTAGTAAACAATGTAAATACTACAGGTAAATATAATTCATTGTATCATTTTACAAGTGATGAGAAAGCTGTTAAGTTTTTTGATGGTATAAATAAAATGTTTGGTGGTAAGTTATTTGGTAAACTACCTACTAATGAATCAGAAAAAAGACATGCAACGCTACAAAGAATAAGAGGATTAAGTGATCTTGAAGGTAAGTTTGAGTTATTATCCTTATTATCTCACCCTAAAACTGCAATAACTAATTTATATGGTGGTACTATGAATACCATATCTGATACAGGTTGGAGTTCTTTTAGAAAAGCAAACTCTACTGAGTATGTTTTAAAAATGTTAGAAGGTGCAGAATATAAATTTATTAATGAAAAAACTGGTGAAGTAGAACAAAGACGATTTGAAACTAGAAAAGATATAGATAACTGGTTAGAATCTTTAGGTGTATATGATCAGATGTTTTTAGATATGGTATCTATGGATAGAAACTTTGGTAGAAAAGGTTTTCGTGAGTTCTTTTCAGAGTACTTAAGACGTATGAATCGTGACTATAGAAGAGGTGAAATAGAAACAAAAGAAATGCATGAAAGAAGATCTAAAGCTAATACAATGGAAGTTATTAGAGATTTAAAACTTGAAATACCTATTACTGAAATAGGTGCTTTACCTATGAAATGGTCAGAACGTAAGCTGCGTGGTACTGCATTCTTGGCTAATTATATTAATATGAAAGAAAATGTTTTAGGAGATATTCAAGGACAAGTTGCTTACGATAGTCCTGTTTTAGTTAATTATGCATTGAAGGGTATAGAAGCCTCTCAATTTATGTATCAAGCTACATTTAGACCTAACTTTGCTAATACATCACTTGGTCGTGTATTGACTAGATTCCAGCCATATGCATGGAATAGTATTGGTAGACGTATGAGGTTGTTTAAAGAAGCTAGACAAGTTGAGTGGAATAGAGAGGTGTTAGCTAGCAAGAAGTTTCAAAGACAGTTTACTTTTGACTTGATGGCTCTTGCTATGGCTAACATTTTTGTTGCAAGTATCTTTGAGTATGCTTTATCACCACCAATGAATTGGTTACAAGATACTACTGCATTATTATTTGGTGATAAAAAGGAACGTGAACGTGCTTTCTTTAGTTCATATCCTCATCCTGTCTTAGCACCACTACAAATAGTAACACCACCTATTGGTCGTTTTGTGTTGTCTCCTATTACAGCAATACTTAACGGTGACTTTGAACAATTCAGAGACTATACTGCATATAGTTATCTACCTTATGGTAGGTTGCTACGTGATGGATTACGTACGTATAATAGTCCAGCTATGGCTGTGGATTTCATGACTGGACTACCATTACGTCAGTTCCATACTTTGCGTAGAGAACAAGTTGAATCTCAAAAAGAACCTGAACTAGATGTAGCTGACTACAGTACGTTCGAAGACTAATTACATTTCTGATTCGTAAACAAACTCACCCCAATCTCCACATCCTGCACAGTATCCTATATGTATATCTCCAAACTTATCTGTTTCACCACTAGGATTACTACCAGTATTACATATAGTACATACTAATAAACCTGGATCATCTTCTATTTCTTTTGGACCACTATCTTTTATTTCATCTACCATCTTTTTTATCTTTTCAGTAAATATAATGTTATTGGGATTTAAGTGTCCTTCTTTTTCAATGCTCCATTCTTTTTTTTCTTTTTCGGTGGCTGATGTTTTTTCTTCTTTTTCCATTCTTTCTCCTTTTTTTTATTCAATTTTTTGGCCTACAGTTAATATACTAATATAGTTTGCCAACCAATTTGTATTTGCTTGCAAGGGTTACACAGGGTTCAATACCTGCCCGACTCCTTTTAAGCCGTATTTAGTAGGCCAAGTCTAAAGACAGGGGAAGAGCATGCAAACTCCTCCCCTTTTAGTGAGTATATGATAATAAATACTATAAATCGTTTACACGATCTAATAATTCTTCTAGTATAATCATCTCTTGCTTAGATACAAATGGTGCTTTTTTATAGTTAACTAAAGCTGCTTTCACTAATAATACTTCAGCTGGATTATAAAATACTAATGTCATTTCATGTTCACTCATTCGTAACTCCCGCTTTTATTTACATAACCTTTATACTGATCAGTGTTATCTTCATTATCTTCTGATTCTCTGATCTGTTTGTTATGCTTTTGTTTTAGCTCATCTTCAAGAGCCTTAATAATTTTTTGAGCTAACTTAATTATTATAGTAGCTTCATCTTTATTCATTTCAATCATCATTATTGTCCCTTTCTATTTTTACTAATCTTAACCATTCTGATAATGGTATTACAGCTAATGGTTCTTTTCTATCCATCCTTGTAACAACTATATCTACGTCATCACCATGATTGTCAGGATATAACCAAGCTGCTATTTTTTTCCTACGTTTTGCTTGTACACAGTAATCCTCTACCATTACGTCAACAACTTCTGATTTACCTAATGATCTACCATCAGAGGCATAGGCCCTCTTTGCAGAGAGCCCAGCATCTTTAGCTGCATTGACAACTTCTCTTTCGAGATTGTTACCACGTACTTTATTTTTATGCGTCATATACTTCCTCAAACATAATATCATCTTCCCATTTTCTTAGTATGATATGTATTTCTCTATCACCTATTCCAATTACGAATCCATAATGTTTTCCTAAAGCATTGCTTTTATATACTCCAATAGATAACATGTTGAAAAACACTAATGCTTTTCTGTGTATATTATCTGACTTTTTATTTTCGTATTTTATCATTGTATTCCTTTCAAAGTTCTATTCTTTTAAATGTCATTGTTTCAGGATTAAACTCTGTAACAAATTCTAATCTACCATCATCTCTTGATTTCTCAGACATAACAGTCCTATAAATTTCGTTACGATTACCTTTTAAAACAATAACTTTATCAGCTTTTTGTACAACGTTTGATGAGCCTTTCAAAGAGTGTAACCCAACTGTACCTTGTGATGCACTTGCTTTATTCAAATGATGTATTGCAAATATCAAAGTGTTATTACGTTGTGCAATCTGTTTGAGTGCATCTATAATTACATTTTGTTTTTGAATATCACCATCAAACCTATCAACTTGCATCTCATCAGTAGTATCTACTACTAATATATTAGGTTCATATTGTGCTACAACTCTTTTCACAGCTTCAATTTCTGGAGCAATAACCATTATATTTAGATGATCTAATTCATCTTGCAAAGAAAAGTCTGGATCATTTTTGTATTGATTAATAATCCAATCACTTGTTTGTTGCTTTGCAATCTGTCCAAATCTTCTCCATATTAATATTTCATTCATCTCTAATGATAAGAACAAAGTATCTTTCTTGGCTTTTGCTACAAGATTTTGTACAAATGCAGTCTTACCCATACCAGTATCACCAGAAAATATTACTAACTCTCCTGGTTTAAATACATAGTCTGGTGCTCCTTCGAATACATCTGATATGTTTACACTTCTTGCAGTCAGATCATTTTCAATATACTGTTTAAATGTATCTTCTAATGAAGCTACATCACGTATATCTAATACATAATCTTTACGTTTGAAGTGTATACATTTAGGATCACAGTATTCCATAAGTATAGCATCATCACATCCGTAAATGTATTGATTGTCATACACATTTGATACTGTTCTTTCTATTTCAGATATATCAAGTTCACCCTGAGACCATTTAGCAATACCATTTAGTGCTACAATAAATGGTATTCCAGCTCTTTTCCAAGAGCTTACCATACGCATCATATTTTTATTTCTTGAACCTTGCGTCGGTCCTTCATTAAATATATGTTGCACACATGTAACTACTGAATTAGTATCACCACTTCTCATAGGTGTAAGACTAACATTTTTATTTATGTTAGATATAATAGAACTTTGTAGATAAGGTTCAACAATTACGCTATCGTCATTATACGTTGCATAAAAATTAGGTTTGGATCTTTCATAATCATTGTATGTTTTCTTAGACTTTGCTATTGAACATACTTCATCATATGTTATTGTCCAAATATCTTCCAATGGTAACCAAACTTTAAACAAATTAGTTTTAACATTACGTGACCATTTTGATCTAATGATTCTAGTCTTATCGTATATATTATCACCAAATGTAAAGTGTTCTGTCATTGTTGCTTTTACTTTTGTATGTAAGTTTTTATTTGGTTGAAACCCAAATACATTAAGTAACTCAACATGATAACCAGTACCACTGAACCAGATATTAATATGGCTACTGTCAATACCAAAATCAAACAACTCATTACAAACATGTCGTAAATAATTTTGTAAAGATTCTCCATCAATATCTCCTTTGTCTATGTCAATAATTATTCTATCAGGATATATTAATCCAGAATAATTCTTAACTGATTTATGCTTCATAACATGATCAACAAATGTATTATCAAACATGTAGTATGATCTATACATTTCTTTCTTGAACGCATTTTGTTTTTCTATTTCTAAATAGTTTGTGTAAGTATCAATTTTATTTCTATTGTTGATACCTCCTTGAACTATTTCTACTATCCTATTTTCCATCCTTTTACTTTCCCACTTTTATGTTCTACTTCCTCTAATGTAATACCATATTTCTTTAAAGTATCACTTGAGCGTATGTCTCTAAATGCTCTTGAATATGTACTTGCAGTGTGTACTTTTTGATGTGCTAATCTACCATATAATGGTAAAGCATTTTCCAAATCGTAACTGAAGAAAACATTATTTTTACTTTTAATGCTTTGCAACCATGCAATTATTATATCTTTTGCACTCATTAAAATGGTACTTCCTGACCACTAAATACTTCTTTAGCAGTCTCTACTTTTGCATCAGGTTCGGATGTAGACTTATCATAGTCTTTTGGATAACCTTTTGCTATTTGTTGATTAAATCGTGACTCTAGTTGCTCTTTTGCAAGAGGACTAGATACAACTCCCCAAGTATTACGTTTGTATTTACCTGTTGATTTGTAACTGATACAAGATACTTGCTTATTCATTAAAGATTCTAATGATTTAGTATCTAATGTACCATTATCACTTACATTCAGATCACATTTTGTTGCTACAAATAATGTATTCAAATCATCAGGATATGCTAACCCTGTAACTACATTGTTTGTATCTTTCTCAAAGTTCTGATTTACAAAACAAGTATAAGTATATCCATTGTTGTCATCAGTCAACTGTAACTTTAAACTCATATCTGTGTATTGTGAATCCATTACTTGAACATCAGTGATAGTGCAATCATTAACAAAATAATTACGAATCTTACCACTTCTGTTACTTATTTTAGTACCTGTAATAGCCATTACTTAGTATCCTCCATATTGTCGTTAATATAATCTGTGGTTTTATCATTGATAGCATCTTGCATTGCATCGTTATGTGTATCCATATGATCATTTAATGCATTATGTATCTTTTCTTTATCAATGAAGTTATATCCATAATCACCTTTCTTATATGCTAATTTAACTAACACATAATCACCAAAGTCATTTGATATAACTTGAATGTCTCCTTCATTCATACCAGATATACGATGTTCACTAGGCATTTTCTTTTTCGCCATCAGTTCCTCCATCTTTTATCTGTTGTTCAAAGTAAGATGTTGTTGTATTGACACGTATTTTAGTATCAAAATAACCATCTTGTCTTTGCTTTTTATATTTTAAGTATGCTTCATCACCCATAAAAGGTGCAGCAGTTGCAGCTAATTTATCTAATGCTTCTAGTTCTTTAACAGTAACATGAGATTTCTTTTGTGCAAGTTTAGCATTGTCTACTTCTTCTTTTGAAGCTATTGAATAGCCTCCACCAAAGCCAGCAAATGCTAATGCTCTACCAACTGCAGATGTTTCACAGTTTTCTAGAGCTGATGTTTTGTTCACAAAGCCTGTATTGTCACGCTCTGCTGCGTGTCCAACATAATACCATTCAGGTTTGTTTTCTTTGTCAGGGTATACTGTAGCCATAACTAAATACTCGTTACATCTTTCACCTGATGGAGTATCTGTAATATTATTTACAGAAACTAACTTAGGTTCTATTGTAGCATCGGGGTATTCAGATAGGAAAGCATCTAAACGATCTTTTACTTCAGTATATTCTTTACCTTTGAACTTCATATTCAAATTACCTTTCGTTTCTTATTATTATTATGCTCTATTGAGCCTTGTAATATATTAATTAATACACACAAAGTCAACAACAAACATGCGGAGCCATGAGTAGATAGTGGATATAGAAGAGGTATAACACTCCGCATATTTGTTATTTATTTTATGTATATAATCCAGTAGAATCTAGCGACATAGTTGGGAAATTGAAAGTAAAATCTTTACAATAAGGTTCTTCTTTCAATATCTGTTTTACGCTATTGCATATAAAACTACCAGACATATTACTACAATAACTTGTAGCTCTAGCATTGCAAGGATCATCATCACCTTCAGCATCAGAGTACCAAGTCTTCTTATACTGAGCCAATGTAGGATTCTTAAATGTGTATTGTTGATAGTGTTCTGCACCCATTCTACCGTCTATCAACACATCTGGTTTTTCTAGTTTCAATATGTTAGTTACTGCATCTAACCTTGCAGCCATAGAATCAAATCCCATGATTACAATGTTATTATGTTCTGGTGATATATTCCTAAACTCACCATGATGTGCATATACATTCATTGATGGATTAATTGCAAGCAATCTATCTCTCAATGCTTCGACTTTAGTTTTACGTAAGTCGTTATTATCGTATACTGAAACACCTATATTAGGACTTTCTACTATATCCATATCATATAGATGTACAGTAGTTGCACCCATCTTAGCCATTGTCACAGCTGCGGCACTACCAATAGCACCGCAACCTAGAAAATGATAAGCGTATTCACCAAAGTTTGTAACTATACCTGAATACCTCTCATTCATTTGAAACTCCTTTCGAATGCACTGTCAGCAATAGCTTGTGCTACCATACCGTCAGTGTCATGTTCTGTTCCCTTAACATATATGTAATCTTCTGCTAATGCAACATTGATTACTAAGTCAAGGTTTTCTTGATTTAAGTTTACAACTCGCAACTCACTTTTCTCTCTTCCTAATTTTCTATTTAGGTTTCCAACTTTCTTTCTACAACTATCGTAATCATTATCCATTACGTAGTCTTGAAGTATGTTATCTAAATCAGCTTCAAGTTGTATTTTCTCATTATCTTGTTGATCTTCCCACATACCTATCTGAGCATAAGTATGTTGATAAGGATTATATCCTTTGCGTATTGTAGGAGTTTTGTACTTCTTTATTTCAAACTTAGGTTTAGTACATAACTTCTCTACTTCTTTCTTGATTGTATCTGGTATTTCATTCTTAACACTTTGTATTTGTACTTCCGTGTCAGTATGTATACCAGTTTTCCAATCACTAACTCTCAAGATTTGTTCACCTTTTAAGTTAATTACTAATGCAAAAGCATAGCCATTACATTTAGATTGTTCTATTGCTGCATGATCTGTACTTGACCAGAACACTCCCATAGTATGATGACTATGCCACCAGCATAACCAATATGGTTCTGATACATTTGCTATCTCTTGTTTCATATAGTATTCAGCAAGTGCATCTTGAGTTATATCAGTATTACCACCAGTGATTTCTTGTTCTAGTATACAAGGTTCACTAAACACAAACTGATCGTTTACATATTTAACTATCATGTAACCACCAATCTCTGCTTGATGTTCATCCCATGCATATTGTGCGTAATGTTGAAGTGTATTCCAATCATCATTACTCATTATGAATTTACTCATGTCACGTCCTCCATCATTTGTTGATCCATTCTATGTTGTATTTCTTCTACACTTAAGTGTGCATTTTCTGTCAGATCTTCATCATCTGGATCAGGATCTGTTATTTCTACTGCTCCAAATGGTAAGTCTGCATTAGGATTTACCTCTACTGTTTGTAAAGGATTTACTAACTTTTCTTGAAGTTGTTCTTCTAATACTTGAACACTATCTTTACCAAGTTTAGGCATACCGTCTTCTATGTAAGCTATAACACGTTTCATAGCAACACTATAACCGTAAGTTCTTGACAAACATTTATCTTCTTCAAGCATAAAGTCAACTGCTGACAACACACTATACAAAAACTCATAGTATCTATTTAGTAAAGGTAAATTAATCTTGTAATGAAGTGTACCTTCTTCAAGTTCTAATTTATCTGTATCTATCATACCTAGTTCATCATGCATGTATTTTAGTGCTTCAGTTACTTGTATTTGATTTGGAACATATTTTTCATGCATACAATCCCATCCAAATACTGCTTTCTGTTCATGAATCGTAACATCTTGTTTAGATATATTACCATAAGCAAATAAAGCGTATTGTAAATCAGAATTTCTTGGCATCCAAGAATCACCAGTATGATATGATAGTTCTTTGAATAACTCCATATTTACAGGTAAACAATCACCAATCAATTTATCATGCATATATTCAAAATTAAATCCACCATAGTCTTCTACGATGTCAGCATCAAATTTATCTGCTGGTATTGTAACGAATGAATATGTAAGTTGATTCAATGGATTAGTATCGTGTAAATCATAACTCATCCAATGAGATATATTATCTGCTAGACTTACAAAATCCAATCTAACAAATGAATCTTGAACATCATTTTGCATGTTACCATAGCATACATGATGCATTCTATCTATATCTTCTATATCTCTATTAGATGAACTGATATATGGAAATGATCTGTAACCATTCATTTCTTTACAACCACCCCATCCCAAGAATGAACTGTCAGTGTATCTAAAACTACTTCTGTTTGTAGATAAACCTGCTCCAACTAAATGATTATCAATCGTTCTTTGTATTCTGTATCTTTCACCATATACATCATTACCATTCAATGTATCAAAATCTCTTGTAAATAAAGACTGAAATACAATGTAAAATGGCATACTAAATGTCAAAGATACATCATGACAATATTCCAATGTACCATATGTTTTATTCAACTGACTATGAACAATAGGTATCTTTACATTTTTGTATGTTAAGTTTAGTTCAAGTTCACCAGTCAAGAATCTAAGTAATTGTACTTGTTCTTCAGTAGGTTCATCTTCCATGCTTTCATTTCTGTAATATCTGAATACAAACTCATGTTGAATATTTTCATCTAATCCAAATATAAGATCTGCTTCATCCATCTTTTCTTGCATTCTACTTAACATATCTGCAACAATACCTTTTGCTGTTTCAACATCAGTATCTGTTGTAGCTTTTCTACTTCTTAGCTCTTTCAATAACTGATCTACTTCAAGTAATTGATCTTTGAAGTGATTACTATTGTATTGAGCATTACGTTCTCTGTTGAACATTGTTTCTAATGAACCAGTTTTCTTACCAAACTGATACAAGTTGTCCCACAGAACTTTCTTAATAGTATCTTTGTATCCTGGTGACCACCTATAAGTTCTTGTAAAACTAAGAGGCTTTATAGGTTCTACCATAGACCTATTACCTCCTATATATCTAGCTGTAAGATATCTATCATTAATATGTGATAATCTTTGTGCTACCATATTAGAAGGTCCTACTATCATTTCCTGTGAAATGTTGTCAAGATTTATCTCAACATCATCCCAACTTTCTTTAATCCACATAAACTCTCCTAAGTTGTGAGGGGCAGCCTATAACCAAAACCACCCCTCGTTATTATTAATTAAGGTTTCCACCTTTCTTTCTTTCAGTATTGAAAGCAACAAACGCCCATCTTTCACCTTCTGGTGCTGATGGATGCATCGGTGTTAACGATGTTCTCAAGTTTGCTCTTTGCATATTGACTCTGATACTACCTTGCGGATTCTCAGTATCAATACCACTGTAAGAAGCTGGATCAACTGTTTGTAGATATTCTACTAAATCACGTACACTACTCAAACCCTGTGCTGCGTCTGAAGAGTCTACTACCCACTCTGTTGAATTAACCTTATAACGAATGCCAGATATCTGGACTTCTTGTGTTTCATCACTCATTTTCTTTTCCTTTTTGATCGTGCATATCAGCTACCATTAGGAAATACAAGCTGTAAAACTGATATGCCTTAGCTTTATTTAAGTAACTAGATGTTATCTCATCTGTAATTTGAGTCTGTAAAATAGTCTCAGCTATTACATATATCAAACCATCTATTACTTCTTCTATTGACTCTTGAAGATTGTTTCTATTAATACTTTTACATTCTTCTAGAGTTACTGGTACTTGATGCTCATAACTTTCTGCACCATCTACCAATCTTTTATCTGCAATAAATACACTCTTGTCTACTATTGCATTCTTTAACTCAAATGATTCTAAGTCTTTACATGAAACTAGTTGTTCACCAGCCCATGTCATTTCTTCTTTGAACCTTCTGAGTATTTCTTTGTTATTTGTTTCCATTACGCACCAACCTTCTAACATATTTAATTGATTCATAAATACAACAAATACATACAGCAAAGAATATTATTTCTGTTACTGTTAGACATGCAAAATATAACACGTCTAGATCTACATCATAATACATATTTACCATCCTTGTTTGTCTTGATTGTTTTGTCTATCAAATTTATCTATCCAAGATTTTGTACCATTTCTTTTGTAGTTAAAAGCATACCAAGCTCCATATCTTTTCCAGAACTTGAGTCTACCTTTTTCTCTTTCCACTTTTGAAAGGGCTTTATTTCTTGGCTGTATTACTTCATCCATTCAACCTCCTAAGTCTTACATGAATATATTTTATTGCAAATTCAAGATAAAATTCATATGATATATTGTTTCTTTCATAATACAATGCTTTTCTAAATAAATCTATATCTATTTTGAACATTGGACCAAAGATTTTATATTTATGTGGTGGCCTACCATACATTCCATCTTCTACTAGTTCTTCATCAGTTTTTGGTATTCCAAAATAACACCAGTTAGTATTGTTATGATATCGTTCCCACATCTGTTCAACACGAATAATTTGATCTATATCTATTGTAAAATCTAAATCCATATTGAATATATCTTTCATCTTGATACGATGTTCATATCTTTCTAACATATCTTGAGAATACAAAACTTCTGTGATATTTGGTTTCATATCTACTCCTTTCTAAATTATTAGATAGACAATACATAGTATTTCCCTGCAGGTTCTATTACTATGCCAATGTTTTACAATTGTTGCAGTGAACTGCATCATAAAACTGTACAACGTTGAGAGGTTGCCTCTATTGTTTATGTCTATCTAAATTTTTGTCACTGACAAGGGACTTACAGTCTCAATAATATCTTCGCTATATCGTCACATAGTTATTTTCTTATTGATTGTTCACATGTTGGCCAAATAAATCATATTGATACGGCTATCAATAATCCTTATCAACATACAAACTGACAAGCCCAGGGACTCACAACACTTACATCTGCATCTTGCATGTCAGATGTCTTTGTTGCTAACCCTTTACGCTAAAACATAGGATTACTCCTTTCTTTTGTTAAGGCAAGTGCGGCTACTACAAAATGTTCACCGCACTATCAGCCACCGAAACTATCTCCAGCTCTCTAACCAATCCATAAACTTGTCAGCGGCTCTATCGGCCTTTGCTTTCTGCATATTAACAAGTTTACGTATTCGTTTTTTACTAACTGATCTTTTATTATATTGAGGCTTAGCCTTCGATTGTTTCGTCTTCATAGTACTCTGTTCGAGTTGTGTATGGCCTGACTAGTTCATGTTGCCTCCTCTCGTCTAGTCTTTTCACTCTTTCCCACTGATACTTATCATACATTCTTTGTATATCAAACTTCAGTTTTATAATTAACATTGCTAACATACCTATACTTACAATAAGTAATGTTACCAATACAATCATCATTATTAAATTACTCATAGTTACCTCATTCTGTTTATAAACCTATACATATTTATAGCGTTTAATGTTGATATTCGTTCCAATATATTGAATGGAACCTTATTAATCTTACTAACTGTATCGTTAGGTATTTCTGCTCTACCATAGCAAGACAATCTATTATAGATTAGACTTTCTAGATAGATACGGTTATTTATATTCTTATTCATAGTGGCTTTCCTTTCTATTCGTTCTATTGCCTTATTGTAGGGTATCTAATATAAATAGGGCAAATACATACATATCTGCCCTATCAGAGTTAAGCACTTGGGAAGTCAATATCAGTATCAACTTTCTCACTTAATACATCAAGATATATTCTCTGGGTAGTATCTTCAGAGTTACCATTAACTGCATAAGTAAATAACTTACCTAACTTAGAACCATTAGCAAACAAAGACATATTATATCCTTTAGTCTCTATTCTCTCTACTACATCGGTTGCACTATATAAATCAGTAAAGTTATCTGCAACATAAGATATCAAAACTCTTTTAACTTGAGTTCGTTTATCTTCAGAACTTATCTTCTTACCATTTACATCAAGTAATCTCATTTTCATAGTATACTCACTATTCATTTGGTTTGTTATTATTTTAGCATTATTCAACCAAATTATAAAACAATGCTAAAACATCGGCGGAGGTAGTTTCTATATATACCACGTACACGAATTCTAGTTGCATTTTTGAAAAATGGGCCTTATATTGTATTTATGAAGATTCCAAAGAAAATGTTGTTCGATATGGTAATGTCTGGAAAACTCCAGAAATTAGATAGAAAAACAGATGAATGGATCGAATTTGATTTTGAGCCTGGGAACGAAGAGCATATACATGTAAAGAGTATGCATTATGCACAAGCTGAGATTGATTTTGTGTATGAGGCTTTAGAAATGAATGTTTGTGTTCTTAGGGAAATGAACTAGTAATACTTAAAGTATACTAACACATGTGTTAAGTATTACTTATAGTATACTAAGAAAAAATAAGGATGTCAAGTAAAAAATGATACCAAAGAAAAAAAAGAAACCTACAACAAAAGAACTGATGGGCATGTTAACTGGTGTAGCAATACAGTTAGAGCAGTTAAAAATGCAAGTTTACAACGGCGATAAGGCCCTAGATGAATATATGGACATGAAAGGTGACAAAGAAGACTTTGTAAAATTTTTAGAAAAAAAATATCCATTAGATGATAAAGATAACAAGAAGACTGAAAGTAAATAACTTTGAATCCACTGATTATGAAGTATATACCAAAGAAGAATTTCAAAAGATTGGTAAGAAATACAAACATTGGAACAAGTGTAACCCTGGTGATTGGGGAATTAGTGACGATGGTTATGTGGCTGAGTGTCTACAGCGTAACATTTATGGTACAAACGTTGAAATGGTGTTTCCATATGGTAGGCAATGGGTTAAAAAAACTGCTAAGTTAGAGTTTGAGCCTCATTATCATAGTAAAAACTATAGTAATGTGTCTACAAAGAGCTATGCAGAGCTAGAAGCAGGTAGAGGTAGGGCTGAATTAGCAATAGATGCATTTTTAGCCTATAAAATGGCAGGTGAAACACCAGATATGGATAAAATAGGTAGAATATACAGGCCTGATCAAAAAAATCCACAGGTTGCTGTAAGAAAACTACTAAAAACTAAAGAGGTTAAAAAAATTATGGCAGATAAGCTAAAAGAAATACTAGTAGAAAAAGATATAGATGAAGGATATGTATTAGATGTTATGAAAGATGCAGTAGATGTAGCTAAAGTAAAAGAAGATCCAGCTAATATGATACGTGCAGCTAAAGAATTATCTGTATTTTTAGATATGCAACCTAAGAATAAACAGGTTACAGAATCTATAGAGATGGATATGTCACATCAAATAGCTGATACATATGATAAACAGACTAAAAAGTTAAAAGCAACTCAAACGAGAATGTTAGATGAAGAAAACGATTAAATTAGAAGGTAAGAAAGATGATATGATACTGTTCCTTGCTGTACTTAAAGAAGTAGCAGAAGATTTTAAACTTACTGTAGTTATAAAAGATTGATGGATAAAAAGAAAATATTATTAGAGATGGAACAGGACATGCTTTTGTTCGGAAGAATGGTAATGCCTAATATGTTTAGTGAGAACTCACCAGGTTTTCATTATGATATAGTAAAAGAATTGGGTGCAGATGAAAAACAGATAAATATTATAGCACCACGTGGACATGCTAAGTCTTCTATAGTGGCTGGTGTATATCCTTTGTGGCATTTAATGATGGATAAAGGTACAAAAGTTATTGTATTGGTATCTAGAACACAATCGCATGCTACAAAGTTATTAGGTACAATAAAAGATGTATTAGATTATTCTCAAGAGTTTAGATATTTTTTTGGATACTGGGGACAGAACTCTGCTAGGAAGTGGACTAATACAGAAATAGAATTAAAAGATGGAAGTATTATTATATGCAAAGGTACAGGACAGCAAATTAGGGGAATTAAACATGGGAATCAAAGACCAACTTTACTTATACTGGATGATCCAGAAGACGAAGTCAATACAAAAACTGCAGAAGCAATGGAATATAATTTACGTTGGCTCCTGCAATCTGGTGTTCCATCACTTGACCCGCTACGTGGTAGAATTTGTGTCATTGGGACTCCGCAGCATGAACGGTGTATGGTGGAGACATTAAAAGACATGAAAGGTTGGAAGAATTTAATGTTTAGCCCTGACTTAGAATCTGGTACAGCACTATGGCCAGAAGTGTGGCCAATAGAAAAATTAAAAGAAAAGAAAGAAGAACTAGATAGTATTAACAGATTATCGGTATTTTATAGAGAATATTTGTGTCAAATCGTAGGAGATGAAGATAATTTATTCCGTGCCGAAGATATTAGCTACTATGATGGATATATCGACAGAGATGAACAGGGATTGTCGAATCTCGTACTGACGAACATAAATGGTGAGGAAGTAGAAGAGATTAGACCTGTAAACGTGTTTACTGGTGTCGATCCCGCATCTAGTACTAAGAAAGGAGCAGACTATAGTGTTATATTCAATATTGCTATTGATGGTGATAATAATCGTTGGGTACTCCCGTATTTCAGAAAGAGGGCGACTCCTTTAGATTTAGCAGATGCTATAATAAATAACTTCAAAGAGTATAGAAGTTCAAAAACTAGAATAGAATCTGTGGGGTATCAGGAGATGTTACGTCAATATATTAAAGAAAAAGCAGAAGAGATGGGTATGTTTATACCAGGATTAGAAATTAAAGAGAATCCTAGAACTAGAAAATCTTATAGATTGGAAAGTTTACAGCCCATCTTTGCTAATAAGAAAGTATTTATACAAAAAAGTATGCAGGCTTTAGTAGATGAGTTGACATTATACCCTAGAGGTAAACATGATGACTTATTAGATGGATTTTATTATGCTAATAAAAATTGTTATAAACCTGCTCACGAAGTAGAATCAGTATATGAAGAAGAGGATTATTTTATTCCTCAAAGAAAAAATTGGAAATTGATATAAATTACTTGACAAGCATTATAAAAAAAACTAAATTACAGATAAAACTCAATGGATAGTAAATACAACTTGGATATGAAAAAAATTCTTTCTGATCTACAGGTTAAAATACCGAAGGGCTATATAGAGGTTAAACGTGCCGAGAAACATACAAAAAAAGACAGCAGCAACAAGAAAACAAAACAAGACAGACAATAAAACTGTTTTTGGTTTTGATGATGGTAGAATTAGTGCATATACTATTCCTGAAGAAGTAGAGTTAACAAGAGAATTATTTACAGAATATAAGAGTTCAAGAGAACTTTGGGCACAAAAGTTTCAAGAGTCAATAGAATTTAGAGCAGGAGCTCAATGGACTAACGAAGAACAAGAAGTATTAGAGTCTCGTGGTCAAGCACCTATTGTAGTAAATCGTATTCATCCTATCGTAGAAACAGCAAAATCTTTGCTTACATACAATTCACCTCAGTTTAGAGCAACAGCTAGAGAGGATAGTGATGTAAAAACAGCAAAAGTATTTTCTGATTTATTTCAATATATATGGCAATCATCAGCAGGAGATGAAGAATTAAAAAAGATTATAGATGATTATTATGTAGGTGGTATGGGAGTAATGCAAGTATACCAAGATCCTCAAGCAGATTTAGGAAAAGGTGAGGTATGTTTAAAATCGATAAATCCATTAGATGTTTTTATAGATCCTAATGCAAAAGATGTATATGCTAGAGATGCTGCACATATTTTAGTATGTAAGTATATGACAGATGAATATGCTGAGTTGGTATATCCTGAATATATGGATGTTATAGAACAAGCAAATCCAGAGCCAGATAATGAAGATGATTATCCTGTTACTAATTTAGCTGCAACAGAAGGCCAAATGTTTTTTGGAGACGATGATACTCAAATGCATAATAAAAGAAAGTATACAGAAAGATATACTAGAACAATGATGTCATACTATAATGTATATGAACCGTTTTCACAAAGAGAGTTTTTATTTACAGATAAAGAATATAAAAAATATTCAGAAAAATCATATATAAAGATTAGAAAAATTACTGGTGAAGAAGTAGTTATATTTGAAGAAGAAGCTGTATCTAATCTTGTTGATGTTTTATTAGAGACAGGTGGAGTATTTCATTATAGAATACCAGAACCTCAGATGGATGAAATGGGTAATATGGTTCCTGTCCCTCCAATAAGAGTGAAAGGTGAAGAAGACGAAGATGCAATACCAGGAAGTACAACTGTTTTAATACCTGTAAGTATAGAAGAATTAGTTGGTATGGGAGATATTACTGCTAATGTAATAGAAAAACCTTGTATAGAAATGGTTGTTACCGTAGGAGATCATTTACTATATAAAAGAATGTTACCAACAGAAGATTATCCTATAATACCTCTTATGAACGTACATCATCGTAATCCATATCCAGAGTCTGATGTAAGATTGTATAGACCTTTACAGGAATATATTAATAAAATACGTTCATTAATTATAGCACATGCAAGTACAAGTACTAATGTTAAACTACTTATTCCAAGAGGTTCTGCTGATTTAAGACAGATCGAAGAAGAATGGAGTAAAGCAGGTACAAGTGTAATTGAATTTGATGCTGAACTGGGTGCACCGATTGTAGCTGGCCCAGTCCCACTACCAAACGAACTGTATAAGAATGAAGCTGATGCTAAATATGATTTAGAATATGGCTTTGGTATTTTTGAAATGATGCAGGGTAGTGGTAGAAGTGCACCATCTACTTATAGAGGTACGTTAGTTGTAGATGAGTTTGGCCAGCGTAGAATTAAATCTAGAAGAGATGATATAGAAAACTTTCTAAACCAATGTGCTAAGATTGCAATACCATTAATTCAACAATTATATACAGAAGAAAAAGTAATTAGATTGGTACAACCTAGCGGTTTAGAAAAAGAAGAACGTATTAATTTTTACAAACAAATGGAAGACGGTGCTGTTGTAAAATATCATGATATAGGTGTAGGAAAATATGATTTAGTTGTTGTATCTGGTTCTACATTACCTACAAACAGAATGGCATTATTAAATACATATATGCAAATGTTCCAAATGGGACTCATAGACCAAACAGAAGTATTAAAGAAAACAGAATTGGTAGATGTAGAGGGAGTAATGCAGAGAGCTGGACAAATGAATCAAATGGCAGCAGAGTTACAAGCATTACAACAAGAATTAAAGAAAGTCAAAGGAGACTTACAAACTGCTGAACGTGAAGAAGTACATGCTAAGAAACGTTTAGAAGTTGAAAAATTCAGCGGGGAGTTAGATAAAATATCTAATCGTGCTGATATGGCAGCCAGCTTATATAAAGCTAGGCTTAACGATGCAAAATCAAATCTGATAAACTCCGTTACACCTGACTTAGTTAATCAGTTGGAGGATGAAGACGACTTCAGTATTACTCCACTGATGGAAGCAGGAGATGGAGAGTTGGAGTAAGGAGATAAATAATGCAAGAAGAAAATACAATGAATAATGTGGATGAGCAACAGGTAGAAAGTCAGACTGCAACTGAACCTACCTCTCAAGAAGACATTTTCGCTCAAGTTTTTGGTCAACCAGAGACAGAACAGTTTGTTGCAAAAACTGATTCTGCACCAGAAATAGCTGAGCAAAGTCAACCTTCTGAAGTTCAAGAAACATCTAATTCACAGGATGATACTGACAGTTATAAATACTGGCAAAGTCAAGCAGATAAACGTGCAGCTGAAGTAGATTTACTGAAATCACAAGTTACAGAGCTTATGAAAGCTCAAACATCTACACCTGCAGAAGAGCCGAAAGAGGAGACACCTACATTAAGTAGACCTGTTAAACCTCGTAAGCCTGCTGATTATGATCATTCTGAAGCACTGGCTGATTCTGAAAGTGCGTCAGGTAAATATCTGGCAAAACAGGAACAGTATATGGATAACTTAGCTAATTATATGGAATCAATGGATCAACAACGTGAAGTTAAAATGCAACAAACTTTGCAAGAGCAACAGCAAGTTGTACGTAATCAGAAAGTAATATCTGATTTACAAACTAAATATAGCTATACGCCTGATCAAGCAAATGATTTTATACAGCAAATGAGTAAACCAGACTCTCTGTCTTTAGATAATTTAGTTAAACTTCATAAAATGAATACTGGACAAACACCTGCTCCTCAACAAGTTGAGCAAGTAACTCCAGAAGCACAAATGAAGCAGAATATAATGAATCAAAGACAAGAGAAGTTAAGTATACCTAAGCCAATAGGTGTGCAACCAGGTGCTAATGTGCAGTCATCAAAGAGTGTGGAAGATCAAATGATGGATTCTATGATTGGTAGATACAAGAAAAAGAATCCATTTGGAAATTAATTTAAGGAGAGATTAAGATGGCAAATGTATATAGCATGACACCAGGAGAAGCAATTCAGGGTACTTCCATCAATGTTGATAGACGAATCTTCAACTTTGGTGAAAGAGTAGCTGAGTTAGCTCCTCAACAATCACCTTTCTTCACTTATTTGTCAAACGTATCTAAAGTACCTACAGACGACCCTGTATTTAAATTTTTAGAACAAAGACATCAATATCAAAGACGTAACTTTGCAGTTCAAGCAGCTAAGGTTACATCAGCACATTCAGGTTCTGATGCTAACTGGAACTTTGCTTCTGGAGCAGCCTTTGATGTAGATTGTGGTTATGACAAATTTGGTAGAGAGGTAGCAGATCAACAACCTAACTTCTTACTAGAAGGTCAAATTCTATCTATTGAGTGTGAATATGACGCAGACGGTAGTGACGGTAGTGATGTTCCTGCAATCGCATATTATAAGATTACAGCAGCACCTGACTTAACTTCAGATGCAGCAGCTGCAAGATTAACTTTGCAGTTCTTATATTTAATGTACAAACCAAGTGGTTCAAATGGAGCTACAGCAACTAATGCTGGAACTATTTCCCCAGCATCAGCATCTAAATTACGTTTTGATGCAGACGCAGATGGACAAGTAATTGGTTCAGCTTTTGCTGAAGGTTCTACTGACCCAGAATCTTGGAGCGATGAGTTCTACAACAGAGAAGGATACTGTCAAATCTTTAAGACTTCAGTACCTCTATTCTCTGGTACAGCTTTAGCTACAAGATATCGTGGAGTAAACAATGAATACATGAGAGTATATCAAGAAAAACTTATGGAACATAAGATGGATCTTGAGCACGCTATGTTATTCGGTATTGGAATAGATGACTCAACAGCAACTGGTCCAGTACGTAGAACTCATGGTATTGTACCTTACACTGAACGTTTTGGTAAAGTGAAAACTTTCTCATATAGTTCAGCTTCATATGACACTTTTATTGACGCAATGGAAGATGTATTCTCACCAGAATCTGGAAACAGTGGAGAGAAACTTGTTCTATGTTCAAGAAAAGTTATGTCATACTTTAACAAACTTGGTGGTTCTTCATTCCTAGGTAACACTATGGCATTGAACTCACAAGTTGGTAGTGGAATGGATATTCAAAATATCGAGGGACAATTTGGTCACTTGGTTACTAGAATATCTACATTATATGGTAATTTAAACCTAGTAATGGAACCATTATTTAGAAACCAGTATGAAAATACTGCAATTATGATTGATCTAAACAACGTAGCTTATAGACCATTAGTTGGTAATGGAGTATCAAGAGATACACAAATTATTACTAATGTTCAAAACAGAGATGTTGACGGAAGAAAAGACATGATTCTTACAGAAGCAGGTCTTGAAATTCAACTTCCTGAAACACACACTGTGTTACAGTTTAGTTAATACATATGGGGGAGTTGAAATATACTCCCCCACAAAATTAGGAGAAACATGAGTTTTAAAACAGAGATAGAAGCAATAGTTGGTGATATAGATAGTCCTGATTATACATCAGAAGCTGCATTATATTTAGCAGAAGGTGTAAAGTTTATTACAAAAAGTCTAATGGTTATATCAGATATAGCTAATAGAATGACAAGTTCTACAACATTAAATAGTTCACCTACAACTATGAGCACTGCATCAGTATTGCAAATTGTAAGTGTTACTAGAAATGATGGTTCACGTAATAGAAAAGCTATTGAAATAAAACCAGAAGATGCTGGTGATTATACAGATGTTAATAGTATTTATTATACTAGTAAGTTGGACCCTAAGTATTATATAGAAAGCGGAACTTTAAATGTTATACCAACTCCTGCTAATGGACAAAGTGCTTTAGTAAAACATATTACTCCAGATACATCTGTTGCTTTAGGAGATACATCTATTAGCAATTTGCCAGATGAATTAGAAAGAGGTGTTATATTATATGCATCTAGAGAACTGTTAAGATATATTATGAACCAGATACGTAAACCTAATGTTTCATCTGGTACAGAATTAACAGCAGATATGGCAGCAGGTGCTATTGGTACAGATGCTGATAAAAGAGATTATGATAAGTATTTTGATATATCTATGGATTTTATAGCTGATGAAGATCCAGAATTAGCACAAACAATGATGCAACAAATCTCAACATATTTACAAAACTATCAGGTAGATTTACAAGCTGATACACAGCAATACTCATGGTATGAAAGTCAGTATGTTAAGGTAACGCAAGATTTATTATCATTTTTAAATCAATATATAGGCGTACAACAAACAGGAGAAGCAGATGAAATTACAGCAGATGATTGATCAAGTAAAAAAACATCATCCAGAACTTGGTACTAATGAAATAATTCATTTGTTAAATCAAGCATCAGATGAATTCTGTCAAAGAACCTTGATATTAGATGAAGCAACTCAGTTTAATACAGTTGCTGATCAAAGATTTTATGGATTGAAAGATTCAATATTAGAAGTTAAATCAGTAGATTTACAAGATGCTGATGGTAATGTAAAAGAAATTAAAAGATTATTAGGTAGACCAGAATATAGGGATATAACATAATGCCAAATTATAGTAGAGTATATACGAGAACTACAAAGCAGTATGTCTATTGGTTTGAACGTGATTCAATAGGTATTGCTTTATATGATCCACTAAGAAGTGAAAAAAATAGATTTACATCTGTTGATGCAGCATTTACTATTACATTGTTTTATCATAAGAAAGCAGATCATTTTAATACATTAGATAGTGGTAGCTCTGCAATGACAGAACAAAGTGAATTACCAGGTCAGTTTCATCAATATATAGTTGATAAAGCTATATCGCTTGGTTATGAAACTAAACCAGATATGATACAAATGGCACCATACTTTAATCAGAAGTTTGAAAAAGGTATTAAAGAAGGTAAAACATTTGCTAATAGAGGTAGAGTATCTGGTATGAGAAGTGTAAAACCAACTAATTATTAGGAGTAGTAATGCCACGTAAGCGTTCAAAGATGCCAGCAAGAAATAAGAAAAATTTTAGACCAACTAAAAAAGGTGCTGGTATGACTAAGGCTGGGGTAAAAGCTTATAGAAGATTAAACCCTGGTAGTAAGTTAAAGACAGCAGTTACTGGTAAAGTAAAAAAGGGAAGCAAGGCTGCAAAGAGACGTAAGTCATTTTGTGCTAGATCTTTAGGACAAATGAAGAAGTTTCCAAAAGCAGCAAGAAATCCAAATTCAAGACTAAGACAAGCACGTAGAAGATGGAAGTGCTAGGAGGATAAGATGCCACAAGGACCAGGTACATATGGAAGTAAGGTTGGAAGACCTAAGAAAAAAAAGAAAATGGTAGGTAAGAAAAAGCCTAAAGTTAGAAATCTTTTATATAAAGGTAAACCTAAAAAAGGACCAAAAAAAATTCAGAAACCAAAATTACCAAAACGTAGTCCTTCTAAAAAAGGACCAAAAAAAGCTAAGCCAGCAGGTTTAACAGCTAAACAAAAAACATTACCACCTGCTTTACAGAAAAAAATATTAGCAGCTAAAAAAAGAAAGAAGAAATAATATGGCTAAGAATCATCCTATAGATAAAGCTTTATATAGTAGAGTAAAGTCAGAAGCTAAAAGAAAGTTTAAGGTATATCCTTCTGCTTATGCTAATGCATGGCTTGTAAGAACATACAAGAAACGTGGTGGGAGATATAGAAAAGGTAAGTAATGGCAGAGACTGGTTTAAAGAAATGGTTTAAAGAAGACTGGGTAGACATTAGTTCTAAGAAAAAGAACGGTGGCTATAATAAATGTGGTCGTAAATCTGCAAGCAATAGTAAGCGTGGGTATCCTAAATGTGTACCTGCTGCTAAAGCTGCACGTATGACAAAGACACAAATAGAGTCTGCAGTTAGAAGAAAACGTGCTAAGAAACAAGGCGTTGGTGGTAAACCTACCAATGTAAAAACATTTGCATGAGAGGTTTAAGACCACAGGTAGCCAGACATACTAATGGCAAAAAGAAAACTAGACAAGGTAATAGTGTTAATACCAAGTTTGGAACTAAAGGTAGTAAGAAATATTACGTAAAAAAATATAGAGGTCAAGGTAGAAATGGCTAATACTTGGAAGAAAGGAAACTTTGGTTTAGCTGCATTAAGCGATATTAACAGATCGTTTGATGAGCTTGAACAACATTTTAATGATAACACAGATGGTAATTTTACAGACTTATCACTACCAGCTGATGTAACACTTAGTGATATAAGTGATCCTAGCAGTAGTATTTATACTGATATTACAAGAAGTGTATATACTTTTAGTAATGTAAGTGCAGTAGCTAATCCTACTTATAGTGATGTAGCAGATGTAAGTGAACCAACATATGACGATATAGGAGTGACAACATAATGGGCGGAAGTTTAACAGGACCAAATAAAATTAAAGATGCTTATAAAAAATTAGTGTTTTATGATAACAATAAATTAAAGATTGATAATGGTACTACAGATGTAGTCATTACAGAAGCAGATAACTTTAGTTCAGATATAGTAGCAGGAACTGGTATTGTTACAGCTGAATCTGGAGGACAAACAACAATTAGTGTAAAAGATGCAGACGTACTTCTGCAAAATGAGGATATAAATGGAGGGATATTCTAATGGCAAATAAAATACAGATTAAAAGAACATCTACCTATAATGCCACAGATGTATCTAGTTTAACATTAGGATATGGTGAGTTAGCATGGTCTAATGGTAATAATAAATTATACATTGGTAAATTAGGTAGTGACAATAGTACAGTATCTACTACAGAACTTAATGCTTTGATAGTAGGTTCGTACACAAGTGCATCATCAGCAGAACTAAATATTCTTGATGGAGCAACAGTAACAACAGCAGAGTTAAATATTCTAGATGGAGTTACTTCAACAGCAGCTGAGTTAAACATTTTAGATGGTGTAACAGCAACTGCTACAGAACTAAATAAAACAGATGGATTAACTGCAAGCACATCAGAATTAAACAAGTTAGATGGAGTTACTTCAACTACT